TCACCGGCCATGGGAGGGGGTTCCTTTCTTTTTGCGGCCGAATTGGAGGGGTTTGCGGAAGGGGCTCTCCCAGGTGATGCCGCGGCGTTTGGCCCAGGCATTGAGGGCGCGGTTGAAGGCGGCGCAGTCGAGCTGCTCGTAGCCGATGGTGCCGGGTTCTATTTCGATGGTGCGGCCGTTCATTTTTTTCACGGGCGGGGGTTGGCGAGGCGGGTGAGGATGGTTTTCCAGCCGAAATAGCCGACGAGCTGGCGGCGGCCGTCGGTCTCGCGGAGGATGACGGCGGGCTTGGCGGCGCGGTGGGGCTTGGGCTGAAGGGGGTCAGGCTGTTTTGTGGTCATGTTCGTGGCGTTCGTGTTTGTCCATGGGGCGCCAGCCGAGATTGGTCAGGAGCCAGGTCATGATTTTTTGGGTTTCGTAGAAGCAGCCGGAGCAAAGGAAGCCGACGTCGGTGTGGAAACCGGCGCGGCGGGGGCACAGGCAGCACCATTGGGGGTGGTCGAGGTCGTTCATCGGAAGCGGGGCTGACTGCGGTGGACGGCGGCTTCCCATTCGCCGTAGTCGTTGCGGCGGACTTCGAAGGACTCGCCCTGCCGGTAGTAGCCGGTGTCGCGGACCAGGACGGCGTGCTCTTGGCCGTTGATGGTGCAGCTGAGGCGCTTGCGGTTCGGGAGGTTGCGGGAGCGCAGAGCCGTTGCCATGGTGGGCGCCGGTGCGGTCCCGATCCCCTCGCCCGGCCGCCACTCTTCTTTTTTTTCAGGTTCCGCTATGGGAGCATTGTCTGGCTCCAAAGGCGGCTGCTGGGCCTGCTGCCGGCGCTGGCGCAGCATCTCAGCGACCTTCGTGACTCCCGTGCGCGTCAACACTCGGAGCCCCCCTTCTTTTTTGCTGTAGTCCGCCCCTTCGGTGAGGAGCCCTTCTTTTTCGGTGGTGTGCGTTTGCATAGAGATTCATTGGCCCTTTGCCCAAAATTCTGTTTTTCGGGATCAATCACCCCTGGGGCACAGACATCAGAAGCGGCACCCCCTCCCCCCCTACTACCGGCACCGGGGGCATCATCGGCCTCGGCCGTGGCCTGAGTGGCATGGCAAGTGGCCTGACCCGTGGCCTTGTCCCTGTTGTGCATGGCGTGAACCTCTGATCTCGAATCAGAGGACGGGGCCGGAGCCGGCAGCGCCAGGCTGTCCGCCTTTTGTCCGGATGTTTCCCCGGCAACACCGGTTGCAATCTCATCCTCGACCAGCTCCGCCTCGATGACCGGCAACGAATCAACGAAGGCTTTCACTTGATCCGGCCGCACCTCGACCCGCTCCACCCGGGCAGTCGCCTCGCCGGATAGCAGCTGCATCTTGTCCACCATCACCGCGGCCACGATGGCCGCATCCTTCGCGGCCTTGGTCTCGGGCAGTAGCTCGATGACCTTCTCGACACCCAGGCGCGACGCCCGGCGGAGATCCTTCAGCAACTCCTTTTTATCCTGCTCTATTGAAATGCCCTCACGATCCCGAACGGCGCAGACCGTATTACGCGACACGCCAAGCGCCCGGGCCGTGGCACTGATACTCTGACCCTCGGCCGCCATCCTGACTACCGCCGCATAAATGCCGGGCCGATCCCGGTGCAATCGCTCGCCGGTAAACTCCCCAGCGTCAGCAAGTCTCTTCTCTGCTTCCTCTATCTCCGAAAAAAAAGAAAGGACGGGGGCGGCAACCTGGGCGGCCGCCGCTTCCTGAATCAGACTGGCGCCGCGCTTTGCCATCATGCTACGCGCAGACGCGGCCGCCGGCCGATGCGCCGAGCCTCGAGCCAGGCCACCGCGGACGGTTCCGGGATCAATGCCCGGGAGCCGACCCGGAAATGCTCGAGCTCACCCGATGAGAGCGCCGCCGTGATCGTCCGCCGGCTGAGCCCCAACCGGGCCCCGAGATCCGCGATGGAGAACACCACCGGCAACCCCGGCGCCGCTTTGTTTGTCTCTTGATTAGCCATAAAAAAAAGAAAAAGGGCCCGGCGCCATCAATGCGGCCGCACGTGGCACGCCTCCGGGCTCATGTCATGTTCCGCGCAATAGCGCACCAGGGCGCCCGCGGCCGTGGCCGCCCGGACGATTTCCCGCCAGGGCCCGGTCAGCGGGCAAAACCCGTAAACCATCCACCGCGCCGGCGCCCGGCGCCCATCCGCGGCCGGCTTCGCCCGGCGACAACGCAACGCGGCCGCCGCGGTCATCGCTGGCCCCTCCGCATCAACTTTCCGAGCTCGTGAAACACCCCGGCCAACGCGACCAGGAACGAGCACAGCAAAAATAAAAGCACGGCCGAATCATTCACGCGGCGGCCTCCGGTTGAGCGTCGCCAGCCTCGAGCCGGCGGCGCTGAATTTCATTGATGAGGATAAGCCGGACGGCCGCGGAGCGGCTTAAACACTGGCTCCGCGAGAGATCATCAATCTTCTCGAGGACGTCCGCCGGCACGTGCAGGGCGAGCACTTTCGTGGGCATGCGGGGCAATCTTGCAAAGTCTTGCAAGACGCGCAAGAAAAATCTTGCAAGAATTTTTACCCGTGCGAAGCTCACCCCATGAAACGCACGAAACCCGCCGCCGGGCGAGGCCCCGGCAAGGGGTCCACTTGGATCAGCACCACCATCCCCCACGAGGTCGACGAGGAGCTACGACGACTCGCCGGCGCCTCGAGCCTCACCCGCGCCGCCATGGCCCGGGAGTGCATCCAGGACGCCGTAGCCCGCGGCTTGACTGTCACGACCCAAAAAAGCCACGCGGGCAAAGTCATTGACTATCCCCTAACCCACCCCGGAAACCCCACCGCCCGCGCCGCAGACAATACGGGAATCTAATCTTATGCCCCGCGTATCAGGGTTTCAATATCATTCGCGGGCCCTGGGCCGGCAGCTGGTTTTGACCTGGGCAAAACACCCCCCAAAAATAATTTGAAAAAAGCCGTTGACACTTAGCGAGCGCACGCTAATCTTTCCCACGTAGCGAGGCAAAACGCCGAGCAAACAAACCCGGAAGAGCCAACCGGAAAAAACGGGCAAATCAAAAAATGCAAACATCGAAAGCCGAACGCGAAGAAGCTAAAACACGTCTGCTTGATTTCCTCGAGCGAGGCGACACCGTTCACACGATCCTTGAACACGTTTCGAGGTCTGGCATGCAACGCACCATCCGTCTTGTCGTTCTCAAAGTCGACGACAAGGGCAAGCCGTTTGCGTTGCATCCCAATTATCTTGCAGCGCGGGCGCTTGGCATACGCCAGGAAAGCAATCGGGCCGGCGACGGTTTAATTGTTCGCGGGTGCGGCATGGATATGGGCTTTGACCTCGTTTATCGACTTAGCCACGCCCTTTTCGGCGATGGTTACGCCCTCAAGCATTCTTGGCTGTGACCGCCCGACACCGGGCCCGCACCGCGGGCCCGGCACGGACGGCCACCCGGCCGACCAACACAACAACAACACAACCGGACGAGCCGACCGACACAAACGGGCAAACACGACATGAGAACACGCACAATCAATATCTACAAATACGACGAGCTCAGCGACCGCGCCAAAGAAGCGGCGCGTGATTGGTGGCGCCAAGGTGCGCTTGATTACGACTGGTATGATTGTTATTACGAAGACGCGGCGCGGGTGGGCATCAAGATAACCGGCTTTGACACCGGCCGAAGCTGCGAGATCACCGGCGAGTTCATCAATAGCGCCGAAGACACCGCCGAAAAGATTCTCGCCGAATATGGCAACGGATCGGACAGCTTAGCGGCCGAAGCGCGTCACTATCAAAAGACGTTGGCTGAATTTATGGCGACCGCTGAGAAAGACGAAGACGGAGAATTAGCCACGTGGGCATTAGTCGCCGACAAAGAAGACATTGACAAAGATTTCCTTCGCGCCGTGCTCGAGAATTACTTAGTGGCGCTTCGAGAGGAAGCTGAGCATTTACAGTCAGACGAGGTGGCAGAGGAAACAATCGTGGCCAACGATTACGAATTCACCGAAAACGGGAAGCCCGCTTGACCGCCCGACACCGGGCCCGCACCGCGGGCCCGGCACGGACGGCCACCCGGCCGACCAACACAACAACAACCCAACCCGGGAAGATCCGACCCGGCCAAAAACGGGAACATCAAACAATGCACAACAACAACCACACGCCCGGACCATGGGCGAAAAACGCTTACCGCGTCTTCTCAGACGCTAAGCGCATTGCCGAAATAGACACGGCATACATGACGCACGACGAGACACACAGCAACGCCCGCCTCATCGCCGCGGCGCCTTGCATGCTGCTCGCCCTCACCATCGCCCGGGCGCACATCCGCCGCGCCCTCGAGGAGATCCCCGAGAACGACGGCAACCTGTCCGGCGCCCTCGCTGTCATCGCCGACGCCATCACCAAAGCCACCGGAGGCGATTTCGAATGAACGCAGCCACCATCACCCCGGCCGACGAGCTCGAGCTCATGCGCCAGGCCTACAACATCGGCACCCGCGACGGCACCGACGCCGGCGAACGCACCGCGGAAGAGCTCTTCACCGGACCGGACGCCGAGACCGTTGCCAGGCAATGCCTGGCCGACATCGCCGACGGCAGCCCGGATCTATGGCAGCTGATGCCGCCACCGGCCACCGATGAGGACGCCTGGAGCCTCATGTTTGACGCCGGCTACGACGTCACCGAAACCCCCGCCGAGCTCGCCGACGCCATCGCCGGCAGCTATGACGACGGCTACGGCGCCGGCTGGGCCGAACGCATGAAACGGCACGCCGAGCTACACCTCGCGCTGTTCGCCGACTTCGAGACAGTTCCCCATTGACCAACCAACCATAACCAACCACAAC